CATGGCTACAATTACTGCTACTCTTGCTCCTGCACACGGAAACTCTGCCCGTGGTAGACAGCCTTACTATGTGCAACAAACTATTGACCTAACGGCTAATAGTATTGCTCCCGGTGATGTTGTTCAAGCACTTACTATTCCAGCCAATACTAAAATTATTGCTGCTGGTCTTCAGGTTGTAAATAGTGCTACTATGAACACATCTTCAGATGCTACTGCTATCCTTGGAACTGGTGCTGACGATAATGAATATGTTGCAGCTTTTGACATTGATGGTGCATCTGATGGTGCTTATGCTCCTAGTGCTACTGTCGCTGATGACGTTGTTCTCACTTCAGCAGATACTTTGGATGTAACACTAGCTGGTTCTGGTGCTTCTTTTACCGCAGGTAAGTTGCGTGTCTACGCAAGCCTATTGGATGTTAGCGACATTGGCTCAATGACTGCCGATGAAGTTGATAGAGACACACTCGCATAACTAAGTTGAGGGGGCAGGGCAACTTGCCCCTTCTTACTCTTACCAGAGAATATTATAAATGGCTGAATCATACCTCACACTTGTAAATAAAGTTTTGACCCATCTGAATGAGGTAGAGTTAACATCTACTACTTTTTCTACAGCTAGGGGTGTACAAACACAAGCAAAGAACGCTGTTAATGAAGCTATTAGATATATAAATCAAAGAGAATTTAATTATCCATTTAATCATGCTACACAAACAGAAACACTTGTAGCTGGTTCAGTTAGATATAGTTTACCTGCCTCAACTAAAACTGTAGACTATAATACATTTAGAATTGTAAAAGATGAAGACCTAGCTGTGTCTGGTGGCAAGCTGGGTAAATTAGATTATAACGAATACGTTAATAGTTATATTACACAGGAAGATGAGATAGTAACAACAACTCTTAATGGCTCACATTCTGATTCTGTTACTACACTTACATTAACATCTACCACAGGTTTTGATAGCGCAGGTACAGCACACATAGGTAATGAGGTAGTATCCTACACAGGCATACTTGGCAATGACCTTACAGGTGTTACACGTGGTGCAGAAAGCACAACAGCAGCAGCACATGCAAGTGGTGTGCAGGTAGCACAGTTTGACAATGGTGGTGTGCCATTATATGTTTCTCGTACTTTAGATAACAACTATTTGCTGTATCCTTTTCCTGATAAACAATACTCACTAAAGTTTGACTACTTTACTTTCCCATCTGATTTATCTGCACATAGTGACACAACGACTATACCTGACAGATTTGCACCTGTAATCGTAGATGGTGCAACTGCATTTGTATATCAATATAGAGGAGAAACACAGCAGTACGGTATTAACTTTGCACGATTTGAGCAAGGTATAAAAAATATGCAAACACTTCTTGTTAATAAATTTGAATATGTCAGGTCAACTTATCTGCCACATCAAGGATACGCAGGGAGTGCGAATATAAATCCAAGGGTGTCGTAAATGGCTGACCAATCAGGAACACAACCTTTTTCATTTAACTGTGAAGGTGGACTTGTTTTAAACAGGTCTACCTTTATTATGCAACCGGGTCAGGCACTAGAGTTAACTAACTTTGAACCTGACATTGAAGGTGGTTACAAGAGAATAAATGGATTTAAAAAACATATAAATCAAGTTGTACCATTTACATCTTCTACCTCTGAAGCTGTGCTAATGGTAGCGTTGTTTAACAAATTTACACTTGCGGCTAGAGGCACTAAAATATTTAGTTCTGCTTCTACAACAATAACACTTAAAATATCTGCAAGTGATACTATGAGTGGTTCTGGAACTATTAATGCAAAAGATACATCTGCATTTAGTTCTAGTGGCACAATACAAGTAAACTCTGAAATATTTACCTACACTGGTAAAACAGCAACATCCTTTACGGGTGTTACACGTGCAGCAAGTAGTACATCTGCTGCTGCACATGCGGCTACAGATGTTGTATCAGAAACTTGGACAGAAAGAGATACAGGTAGAACAAGCGCAGGTCGTTATCAGTTTGAGCGTTTTAACTTTGATGGTAACGAAAAAATAATTATGGTTGATGGCGCAAACGCACCTGTAGTATTTAACACTTCTTTATCTACTACAGACGTAAGTGATAGTTCTGTTTCAGGTTCTCAGTTTGTGGTGTCTTTTAAAAACCATATGTTTTATGCAGGTAAGTCATCTACACCTCAAGAGGTAGTATTTAGCCAACCTTTTGATGAAGATGCTTTTAGTAGTGGAAGCGGTGCTGGAAGCTTTTCAGTTGATGACACTGTAACTGGTCTTAAAGTTTTTCGTGATGATTTGTTTGTATTTTGTGAAAACAGAATATTTAAACTAACAGGTACAAGTTCTTCAAACTTTGCAGTCACAGCAGTTACACGTGACATTGGTTGTGTTAACGGATTTACCATTCAAGAATTTGCTGGTGACTTAATATTCTTAGGACCAGATGGTTTAAGAACAATTGCTGGTACAGCAAGAATTGGTGACGTGGAACTTGGTACTATTAGTTCTAACGTACAGCCTTTATTTAAGGAAAATTTAGTAGATTCTGCTTCTTTTACATCTATAGTTATACCAGATAAAACACAATATAGAATATTCTTTAGCAAAGATGGAACTGAGCCAGCTACAATTGGTGTTATATGTGTGCTTAAACAAACAGGTTTTGAGTTTTCCCAGTTAAAAGGTATAAAGCCAAACTGCACAGATACAACTGTTGAAACAGGAGAAGTATTACCCATTCATGGTGGCTTTGACGGATTTGTGTACAGGCAGGATACAGGTGATACATTTGATGGTACACTAATATTTGCAAAGTATAGGAGTCCTGACCTGACGTTTGGAGACCCCGGCATTAGAAAATATATGCAACGTGTAAATATTAACTATGCACCAGAAACAACTATTGATGCAGATATGTTTGTACGCTATGATTACGAATCTGCACAATCTATCAGACCTGCAGCTTATCCTTTAGATAGTTTAAATGTAGCAGGTATTTATGGCTCTTCTAAATATGGAACTGCTAGTTATGGTGGACCTTCACAGCCAATTGTTCGTAAGTCTGTAGAAGGTTCTGGTTTTGCTGTAGCACTTCGTGTTGAAGATGGGGCAACTGAAACTGGTCCCTATTCATTAAAAGGATTTCAATTAGAATATCAATTAGGAGCGAGAAGGTAATGGGTGCAACATATACACGGCAATCTACGTATGCTGATGGGGACACCATCACAGCCGCCCACACTAATGACGAGTTTGACCAACTTGTAGCTTTTGCTGCTTCAGGTACAGGACACTCACATGATGGCACAGAGGGTGAGGGTGGTCCTATATCTGCATTAGCTTCAAACACTCTTACATTTGGTACTGGTGGTGATGTTGATATAGCAATAACCTTTGATGCAAATAGTAATGATGGTGTACTTACTTGGAAAGAAGATGAGGACTATTTTGAGTTTAGTGATGACATACTATTAGCAACTACAGAAAAAGTACAGTTTCGTGATACAGCAATATTTATAAACTCTAGCACTGATGGACAGTTAGATATTGTAGCAGATACAGAAGTACAGATTGCTGCGACAACAATAGATATAAATGGTAACGTAGATATATCTGGCACACTTACAATAGGCAGTGCAGGTATATCAGAAGCAGAACTAGAAATACTAGATGGTGCTACCGTTACCACAACAGAATTAAATATTATTGACGGTGATACATCTGCTGGCACAACTGCTGTAGCAGGTGGTGATGGTATTGTTACCAATGATGGTGGTACAATGCGTCAGACAACTGTTGATACATTTGATACCTACCTTTCACAAACTTCTAAAACACTTACCAATAAAACACTTACAACACCTGTAATTGCAGAGATAGACTCTGGCACAGATATAACTTTAGATGCAACTGCAGATATTAATCTTGATGCAGGTGGTGGTGATGTATTCTTAAAAGATGACGGAACGACATACGGTTCTTTAACTAACTCATCTGGCAACCTTGTAGTAAAATCAGGAACAACAACTGCCTTGACATTTTCAGGTGCAGATGCTACAATTGCAGGAGACTTAACTATATCAGGTGATGACCTGACAATGGGTACAAATACTGCAGGTCATCTTCTTATTGCTGATGGTACAAACTTTAATCCTGTTTCAGTAACAAGTTTATCCGAAATATCTACAGTTGCTAATGACGATGTATTTCTTGCTGTTGATACCTCTGGTGGTGGACTTAAAAAGATTACAAGAAGTGCAATTGTATCTGGTTTAGCATCATCTGGTGCAATATCAAATGTAGCAGATGATAGCACTCCGCAATTGGGTGGGTCACTAGATGTTAATGGAGAAGATATTGTATCTGTAAGTAATGGCAATATTACCTTAACTCCTAATGGTACAGGTGTTGTTCGTGTTGATGGCACTAACGGCATTGACATGGAGTCAGGTGCTATATCTATTAAAAACTCTGGTGCTGAGTCTTATGTAAGATTTTATTGTGAGTCTAGCAATGCACACTATACACAACTACAGGCTGCTCCTCACTCTGCTTATTCGGGTAATGTCACTGTTGTTCTTCCTGCATCTGCAGATACATTAGTAGGTCGTGCTACAACAGACACTCTTACAAATAAAACTCTTACTACTCCTATTATAAATGCTGGCGCACAGTTAAAGAATGGTGCAACAAGTGCTGGCTTCTTAGAGTTCTTTGAGGATAGCGATAACGGTACTAACAAAGTTACACTAATTGGTCCTGCGTCTACAGCAGATGTTACCGTGACACTTCCTAGTTCTGCTGGCACAGTAGCACTTACATCTGATGTACCATCTAGTGGTATATCCAGCGGTAATGTAGCTACGTTTGGTACAGGTGTTGCAGACAATGACTTCTTACGTGTAGATGGCACAACAATAGAAGGTAGAAGTGCTTCAGAAGTGTTATCTGATATAGGTATAACACTTGGTATATCTAGTGGTAATGTTCCTTCTTTTGCTAGTGGTGTTGCAGATGATGACTTTCTGCGTATTGATGGAACAACTGTAGAGGGACGGTCTGCATCAGAGGTTAGGTCAGACCTTGGTTTAGCTGCATCTGCAACAACAGATACAACTGATGCAAGTAACATTGATTCAGGCACGTTACCTAATGCTAGATTAGACCAACAATTACAAGATGTAGCTGGCTTGGCAGTAACTAATGGTAACTTTATTGTAGGCAATGGTTCTAATTTTGTAGCTGAATCTGGCTCTACAGCAAGAGCATCTTTAGGTTTGGCAATAGGTTCTGATGTTCAGGCATACAATGCAGACACTGTTTTTAAAGATGTAAACAATACTTTTACAGCAGCGCAACGTGGAAGCACCGACACAGATACTTCTAACAGCGGTTCTGTGACGTTAAACTTTAACACTAATCAAAACTTTGTTCTTACTTTGACAGGAAATGTAACACTTGCAAATCCTTCAACTGAAGCAACAGGTCAATGTGGTTTTATAATTTTTATTCAGGATGGAACAGGAAGCAGAACTGTAAGTCTTGGTACAGATTATGAAACAGCAGGGGGTGCAGGACTCACACTTTCAACTGCTGCAAGTGCAGTAGATATTGTTCCTTATGTTGTACAAAGTTCAAGTAATATTTTACTTGGCACACCACAGTTAGCATTTAGCTAGAGGTTTATATGTCTGGTACATTTGGTGAAAATGCATTAAATTTTTTTAGTGGCACTAAAGATTTTTACTCACACAAGATAAACCAATCCTTGCGTTTTGAAGATGGAGACAGTGCATATTTAAGTCGCACACCATCATCTGCTAGTAACCGCAAAACTTGGACTTGGAGTGGTTGGTTAAAACGAGCAAATATTGACACGGGTATAGTGCCATTTTCTGCTTATTCTGGTTCAAGTGACCATTTCAATATTCAAATTACAAGTTCAAACACACTTCAAGTTTTTAATAGAGTGTCAGGAAGCTACCCTTATATATTTAATTCAAATCAAGTTTTTCGTGATTCATCTGCTTGGTATCATATTGTTGTGTCAACAGACACTACTCAAGCTACGTCCACCGACAGAGTTAAGATATATCTCAATGGTGAACAAATAACATCGTGGGCCAGTTCAACTTACCCAAGCCAAAATGCTGACACTTATGTAAATAATACAAACAGTCATATTTTAGGTCAAAGGGGTAATTCTTCAAATTATTTTGACGGCTATCTTGCAGAGGTTCATTTGATTGACGGTACTGCTTTAGACCCTACCTCATTCGGTGAAACGAAAGCTGGCATCTGGATACCCAAAAACACATCTGGCCTGACGTTTGGAACAAACGGTTTCAGACTAAAGTTTCAGGACAGTTCTGCGCTGGGCGATGACACAAGCGGCAACGGCAATGACTTTACCGCCAGTAGCCTAGCGGCAACAGATGTAGTGCTGGATAGCCCTACGAATAACTGGTCTACGATGAACCCCTTAAATGGGGACGGCGGTACAACTTGGAAAGAAGGAAACCTAGAACTTTCAACAG